TCATTCAAAATGTTCGGGCGCCAACGCTCTGACATACGCCTGACAGGCCTGCAGGGCAATCAGTCCGCGGTCGCCGGTGTCGGTGATGGCGATAATTCGTTGAGCATGCGCCGGGTCAAGTCGGGCGCGTACGGTTGCATGATCCACGTTGCCGGTGCCGGTGGCGGCTGGCACCCCGCAGCCTTGGGCAGCGTCGCCTGCGTCGATGAGGACTGACAGGCGCAGATCAGCAGTGGCAAGACGATCGCGCAGGCGATCCTGATCACGTTGGGCATCACTGAGTGCTCGATAGTGGGTTTGCTCACTGGCCGCTAGGCGTTGCTCGAGGGCCAGACGCTTGTCCTGCTCGGCCTGCTGCGCGGTGGCCGCGGCCGAGGTCAGTTGATTGAGGGTGTCGGCGTGCAGCCGCGCCTGCTCGGCCAGTTGCCGCCCGTAGCGCCAGTCCTGAAACTGCCAGGCCAGAGCGGCCGCCACGGCTGCCAGCACCAAAAAGCCGATCACGCGCCAGGAGATGGACATAACACCGCCCTCGCCCGCGCCCAGATGTCGAGACGATCCTGCAGGCCATTCAACCCGCCGTTGATTCGGCGAGTGATGCTGTTGAACTGGTCGCGATCGGCCAGACCGTTCAAGCCGTTCTGTTCCCAGAACCAGGCGGCGGACTCGGCCGCCCATTGCGGTTGCTCCAGCAACTCCGGCAAGGACAGCAAGCGTTCGTCACCGAACAGGCCCAGGCTGCACTGGCGATAGTTGCTGCGACCGGTGATCTGGATCAGCCCGCGACCGCGGTACTTCTGCCCGTCGCCATCGGCCTCGGGCGTGTTGCCCAGGCGCAGCGCCAGCGTGCCGGTGTCGTATTTGCTCAGGTACTGGTTGTTGCCCAGTTCCCGCACGTATTGCAACTGCCCCGACTCGTGACCGATTTGCGCGAGGAACGCAGCGATGCGTTTTGGCGAGTCGATATGGCGCCGAGTCATTGCGTTATTAAGTGCAGAAACAAAAACGCCCGCTTGGGAGCGGGCGTTGGGCATGATGGTTTTAAGGTTGTCTTCAGTTATTTGCATAATGCGTAATCCTCCCTGGATGCTCCGATTGAATCATGGTTGGCGGACAACGCCCCCCAGCCATTTTTTTGCCAGAGTTGTCAGGATGTTGTTCGGTACCGCGACCTCGGGGGCCGCGAACACCCAGCCGAGAGTGCCGAAGTTGGCGTTCCAGTCGATTTGCGGTGCCGGTGTCACATCGGTGATGTCGGCCCATTGCAGATCGGGGTGGAACATCTCGACCATGTTGCCTTCAGTCGAAAACAGCTCGACCACGGTGTTATTGACGATGCGTGCGTAGGTTTTCATCAGGCGTACTCGTAGAGGATGACCACGCCCGGCGCTCCTGCTCCGCCGGCATGACCTGGCTGGCTGGGGCCATTGGCGATACCACCCGCGCCGGAGCCATAACCGCTGCCCGATGCTGCACCCGAACCAGCGCCTCTACCAGGGCCACCACTGCCCAGCGGTGAACTCCCGCCATGACCCGCAAGAATTGAACCATTGACATTGATTCCTGGGCTTCCAGCAGCTCCACTGCTGTTGAGGATGTTGCCTCCGGTTGCGTTGATGCCTGGCGTACCTCCCACGAATAGACCGAAACCGGCAACCGCGATCGTTTCAAAACGGGATGATCCGTTCCCCCCAGGAGCGGACACCAGAGAGCCGACAGAACTCGTCCCACCCGGCCCACCGCTCACGCCAATGGCTCCCGGTGTGCCACCAACGCCTACCGTGATGACTTGACTGCTTCCAATGAGCACCGATGAAATCCATGACTCAGCATAACTACCCGAGGCCCCTCCTCCCGCAAGCGTGGTTTCGTTTGCGTTCGTAGCTGCAACTCCCGCACTCCCGCCACCACCCCCCACTACCTTGACCAGCACATTCTTCATCCCCACCGTCGGCACATAGGTGCCAGACGAGGTAAACGTCTTCACTCCCAATAAGCGCCCACTCGCCGCACCGCCACCGCTGGCATACACCAGCACCCAACTGTCCAGCGCCGCGCTGTACACCACCGAACACACACTGCCGGCGACAATCTCGGCAGGCCGCAACGCACTCAGCGCCAGACTCACCAGCGGCTTGGGCAGCAAGCCGTTCGGCGCAAACGTACTCGCCCCGTTGTTGGCGTTGCCAGCGGTAAAGCGCAGCGCCAGACCGTCCTTCAACGTAGCAATGGCTGGCACGTAGTTGGCCATGTACAGATTGGCCGCACCGATGTCGGCAGCATGCTTGTCTTCACCGGCCTGACTGATTTTTTTCAACGCCTGCAACAGCTGCGTCGCATCGGTTTCGCTGGGTTCAAGACCTGCAGATTTGACGACGTTCAACAGTTCATCGGTAACGCTGTTACCCCAGGTGGCCGGGATCAGCGATCCGGGCAGGCCGGCGACGGCGTCTTCATTGACGAACTTGCCGTTCACCAGCCCGACGCTGGGAACGCTTTTTGGATAATCCATTTCAACATCCCTGAAGAATCAAAGCGCTGCAGCCAACCACTTCGGCGCTACCGGCCGATGCTCGCTGAACGGAAAAAAAGAACCCTGCGGCCAGTCCCGCAGCTCACGGCGATAGGTTTGCAATTGGGCGTATTGCTCAGTGGTCAACGTGGTGCCGCCGCCGTCCTCGAGTTCATCGCGGTCACGGGCCACCAGACCGTCAGTGGCGGCCAGTTGCGCCGTACGCCATGAGCGCTCGATGTCCGCTGCTTCATCCGGCGAAGGCGGCGGTGGATCGACCAGAATCGGATAGCCGTTGTCAGCACGCACGCCAATTACTTTCGGGGTGACCGCCATCTGCTGCAGCAGCGAGATCCAGTAGCCCTGGGGAATTTCGATAACGTCGTCGGGAATGTCCGTCGAATTGATACCCGGCACATACGCGCCCCGGGTGCTGGCGCTGAACAATACATTGAACGGATTCATTCAGTAGCCCTTTGCAAGGTAAAAAACACCCCAATTCGCATTGACGTCACCGGTGTAGCTTCGGACCTTCAGCCGGCAACCCTGTTTCGTCGCAGAGTTGGAGTACATAACGACCATCGCGCCGTCGCCCCCCGAGTGGATGGCCACGATCGATGAAAACGCGTTGGGAAAAGAGATGGGAAAGCTGATATTAACGTCGCCTTTGGCATCCGTGGCGCCAACCCCCCACTGGTCGATGTTTCCGCTGGGATAGCGCTGATAACCGACGTTACCTACGACACCGGAATGAGCTGTGGCATACCTGTCGCTGATCGATCCCCCATACAACCGCCATTGATTGCTCAGTTTGATCAGGCAAGCGGAATCACCAAGATCCAGCTTCAGCGGTCCGAATGTGCCATTACAGGTTTCGATCAGTTCATTAGCCGCCGGATTGATAGTCAAAATACCGGTGCCCGCATTGATCACTTGAAGGGTACTGGCGTGGGCAACTCCGTTGATTGAAGGCAACGTCGCAGTGATTGGAGAGTTACTCGCAAAGCTGGCGACTCCACCAATATTGGCGGCGCCCAGAACTGTACTAGTGCCGTAGGACACGAAACCTGAAAACTGCAAACCTGCTCGGGTTACGAACTCAGTAGTTGCGACCGATTTGCCACTGTCGAATTGCGGCGCAGTCACGAACAACTTGTTGCTGCGTAAAGCCCCCAGCAGTTGATCATTGGCGGACTCTGTCGGCGTAAGACCTGCACTTTGGATAACCTTCAGCAACTCCTGCGTGACGCCGTTCCCCCAACTCGCCGGAATCAACGATCCCGGTTTGCCCGCTACCGGGTCCTCATCGACAAACTTACCGTCCACCAGACCTGCACTGGGAACACTTTTTGGATAATCCATTGCTCATCTCCTGATCTGAAAACACATACAACTTGATGGCGTTAGCCAACATCAGCGGCGAGCCACGTGGGGACCAAAGGCCGGGAAACTTCCGATGGAAAACGACTTGAATCAGGCCAGTCCCGCAGCGCCTGACGGTATTCCAGCAACTCCAGATACTGCGCGGCCTTGAGCGTCGTCCCGCGCCCCAGTTCCTGCTCGTCTCGATGTCGCGTCACCCACCATTCCGTGGCCGACAGGCTGGACTGGCGCCAAGCGCGCGCTGCCACCAAAGGTTCTTGCTGCTCGGCAACGATTTCAGGGGTAACGACCGGACTGATCGTTACAGGCAGCGGCGCAATCTCCTGGCGCAGTTCGCCGATGGGTGCACCGATTTCAATCTGCATGCCCTCCGGCACCGGCACCATTGCCTCGACGAAAGCGGGAGCAAACAGTTGGGTGATCGCGTAGTCACCGGTGTCGATCACCTCGACCGCGACACCGTTTTCCACTCGTGCATAACGGGCCATTATTCGTACTCCCAGATTTCACAGAAGGCGTTGCCGCCAGCACCACTGACGACCGAAGCCGAAGCATTGACCGAGCACGAACCGCTGCCGCCCGAACCACGGATACCTGCGTTGCCAGCTGTGTTGGACCCGGTAAAAGATGCCCCGCCGTCGAACGGACTCGGAGCCCCGCAACCTGAGAGCAGCCCCCAATTGGCGTTACTCATCCCGAATCCCCCCGTGATGCCGCGGGCGCTGCACAAGTTGCCTCCAGTTACCGTCCCGCCGACCCCGCCCTGAATGAATCCGGACGATGTAGCCGAAGTCACGATCGCCAGTTTTTGCCCACCGCCGCCTCCCGAAACGCTCATGTAGGCGCCAAAAGAAGCACCACCACCCGCTAGACCTGTGGTGTTGCTGACTACACCGCCCGCGCCCAACGAGACCGGTACGCCAGCCAGCATTTGGGCGGTAACGTCATACAGGCTTTCCGCGTAAGCACCGGAACCACCACCGCCACCAAGCATCTGGCTACCTGCCGGCACAGGCTCACAACCACCACCCGAACCACCCGCCCCCACCAACCGCACGCGAATCCGTTTGGCCCTGGGATTGGGCTTGTAAACCGTGATCCCGACCGTCTCGATCTGCCTGACCGCCAGCAAACGCCCCACTGCATCGGTGATGCCGTAACCGGCCAACGTGGTCGGGGTGTTTTTCAGTTTGGTGAAATCGACCAGTGCACCGATGGCCGTTGCCAACTGGTCGGTTCTGGCTTCATCGGGCGTCAGCCCGGCTGCCTTGATCGCATTGAGAATTTCCTGCGTGACGCTGTTGCCCCAGGCGGCGGGGATCAACGAGCCGGGCGAACCGGCGATCGGGTTTTCATCGACGAAGCCGCCGTTGACCAGGCCAACGCCGGGAATACTTTTTGGATAATCCACGTCAGAACCTTCCAGTTTTTTACAGACAGCCGAACGCCGACAGCACAAGGCCGTCTGCAAAGTTTTCAGTGAAATGGCGAGTTATAGCGCTGGCGAAACAACGCTCTGGGCGGGCGCCGTCGGCCATTCGATGGTTGCCGGGTAACCCGGTTGCAGTTCGATCCGAGCCAGGTTCAGTGCATATCGTTTCCAGGCTTGCAACGCGCCCAGTTGATCGCTGCTCGCCTCGCCCAACTCGTACGCGTATTGCAGTGGCGCGACCCGAATCACAACTTCACGCAGGCGATTGTCTCGGTCGATATCCGCCTGGGCAGCCTGACCTGCACGTTCGGCATCAACGTCCAGCACCCAGTCATCGTCCTTCCAGACATAATAGGAATTGGGGCGAGGCTTGATGGTCAGGTAGTCAGGCAGCGGGCCAAACTCAGTCCAGTAAAATGGATTGCCGTTGTCTTTGCGATACACCAGGCGGTTGCGCAAATCGATCAGTTGCACCGCTTGCCCATCGCGCCATACCCATGCATAACCGGGCTGCAGGTCGGCCAAGAGTTCCGGGAGCTCGATCGCATTGCCTGGGAGTTGAACACCTATTCCAGGAATAACCATGGGTTCGAACGGACCGGTGATTTGCTTGGTCATTTCATTTACGTAGTAGTAAGGCATCATTCACGTCCTTTTGCTGTTGAAGGTGCCGGAAACCCCGGCATCAGATGAGTTTTATTCGGGCTGGATAAGCAACGTTTCGCGGCCGGGTCATGCCCCAGTAGCCACTGACCAGATTTTCGGCAAACGCCGCACTGGACCAATAGGAGAGACCGGCGAACGATGTCGGGTCGACGCCAACCGTCGCAATATCGCCAATCCCCTGAACCGCTGGGGCACTGCCGTTATCCCCGGTGATGTTGGTGCCGTTCTGCCAGGAACCGGCGACCCGCGCCGTATCGATGTTGCGTTGCTCATCGAGCACCCGGATAAATTCGCCACGGACCTCCGGGCCCCGGAATGTCTTGATGCCGTCACCGCTGCTCCAGCCGCCGGCACGCGCAGCTTCTGCGCGCAACATGCCGGACTGAACGGCGTGGTCCCACAGCCAAGGCCATTCGGAGCGCAACATTTCTCTGCCATCGAGCGCGCCATAACCACCGGGATTGGAGACCGTCGAGGTTTCAAAGACGATCCTGCCCAAAGGCGTTGCGTCAAATCGTCCGACCGGCCACCAGTTGCCCGTGCCGTCACAGCGCAGGTGCCACCAGTCACCCGCCCCGATCAACGCCAGAAACGGATAACCGTTGACCGACAAGTGCGTGTGAAACCTGATCCGGTCATTGCCGGAGGCCTGCACAACCAGGCGCTTGCTACTGTTGTCGACACGGCGAACGATGAAGTCGCGAATACCGGACAATGTACTGACCGCCGGCAAGTTGACCGTGGTATCCGCTGCACTGGCGTTGATCAGCACCAGGCCGGCCTCCTCCGGTGCCAGCACTTTTGAAGTCGAGACTTCAGTGATCCGCGATGACATCGGGCTGGCCAGACTCAGCAGTTTTTGCAACGCTGACAGCAATTGATTGTTAGTCCCTTCAGCCGGGGTTATTCCAGCCGCCTTGATCACGGACAACAGCTCTTCGGTTACGCCATTGCCCCACACCGCCGGAATCAGCGACCCTGGCGTTCCCGCCACCGGGTTTTCATCGACGAAGCGGCCATCGACCAGACCGACGCTGGGGACGCTTTTTGGATAATCCATAGGTCTTTCGTTCCTCTGAAATAACAAATGAACCGCGTCGGGGCGATCGCTGGTGCGAGCCTGCGGCGGTCTGTTTTCTGAAAAAAAAAGCCCACGGTGAAGTGGGCTTGGGCGAAGCAGAAGGAAGGATTTGCGCCTAGACGTTTTGGCTGTCGAGCAGTTCGCGAATCGCCACCAACGCCTCATCGCCAGCACTGCGCGCCAGATAGAGGTTGCCTTTGGTGGCGTGCGCACGGATCTGGTTTTTGGCCTTCAGGCGCAAGGTGCGCAGGGTCAGCAAATGGTCGGTGAGTTGGTCGGCCTTGCTCAGAATCTGCTCGGCAGCCTGTTTGGCAGTACGGCCTTTGACTACCCACGCCGCAACCGACAGCGGCACCTCTTTTTTCGGGTAACCGGCGTCCTGATAGGCTTGGGCGTCGGCGGCAGCCTGAGCGTATTCGATGGCTTTGAGCGGATCACCGGCCAAAACGGCGCGAGCACTGTCGGCCGCCGCGTCGACCTTGGAACACAGCTGCTCGGCTTCCTGCAGTTGCAGTTCGGCGACTCTGGATGCGTTCACCTGCCATTTTTCTCCATCCCAGTCATGGGCACTGGACGGCTGGGCCGGACGCAAGCCTTCCTCGAACTGATGCAGTTCTTGAATGATGATCATCGGATCAACTCCCAGGACAAATGCACATTGATGGCTGAGGCAAAGTTGATCGCAATACCGTTGGAGTAATCGGCTTGAGAAAAACTCTTGATTCCCATACCAAATAACAACTCATCACTTGAGGCATTCCCCGAGCCAAGGGTGTGTTCGCTTTGAAAGACCTGCCAAAGCGAACGCAACTCTGCATGGTCGAAACTGGCCGATAGTGTGGAAACCGTCGTGTCGTTGACAACGTTACTCGTGAAGATTCCTACCGAAGCACCGACGGTGCTCCAGCCATCCCAGTTGCTGGAAGTAGTAACCGTCGGATTAAGGTAAGAATAGTTGCCCCCCAGCCATCCTCCCGGAGCAAAGGCCACCGTGGTAATACCGGTCGGATGCGGCGTGGGGTTACCCACCACCAATCTCGCCGCTCGGGCATGCGGATCAAGTGGCAGATAAACCACCCCATTGCCATTGACCGTCTGCGTCCAGGACAAGCGACTACGGTTGTAGATCGCTCTGATAGTGGGAATCGAACCCGGTCCTGCCGTGACGACCCACGCCAGGCAGATATCCAGTGGTGTCGACTGAAAACCACCGCCCGCCGCACCATTGACCGTGCCCTTCAAACCTTCCGGAGTAGCGTCATAGATCGTGCCGCGCTGCATGTAAAAGGTCAGCACGCCGCCGATCACTTGCGCCCGTAGAAAGTAACCGGTGCTTGGCAGCAAATCGGCGCTGCTCCATACCGCAGTGGTAAACGTGCGCGAACGCCCCAACTGCCCGGCGACCACTTCCTGGCCGAGGCTGATCAGCACGCCGGCCGGAATCGAAACCCGCCCGCCACTGGTGGCAACCGCTGCTGGCGTGATCGCCAGACGACCATCCGGCGTAGCGACCGTGGCAGTCGGCAAAGACCCGATCGGCAACGCCGAATCCAGATTCCAGCCCTTGGCCGAAACGCTCTGGATTGCCTGCAACAACTGATCGTATTTCTTCTCGTCCGGAGTCAGATCCCCGGCCTTGATCACGTTGAGAATTTCCTGCGTGACCCCGTTGCCCCAGTCCGCGGGGATCAGCGATCCCGGCGTGCCGGTCAACGGGTTTTCATCAACAAACTTCCCATTCACCAATCCGGCGCTGGGCACACTGTTCGGATAATCCACGAAGGGACCTCCCGCTAATTAGAGTGATGGTTTACAAGAATCTATTTCAGGCTTCGGGCCAGAAAGGATCTCAGGCGGGCAGATCGGGCCAGACCACGTCGTGTGGATACCCCGGTTGCTTGTCGATCTTGTTCAGAGCCAGTTTGTAGGTGGCAAATGCCTTGAATCGCTGCATATCGTCTGCCTCAAGCAACCCCGCGATATAAGCGTCCGCCATGCCGACGGTTTGCTGATCTGCCTCAGCCAACAGCTCATCGCGGCGAGCGAGGGCGGCCGCGCGCCGCTCGCCATCAATCATCTGCGAAGTGTTCGGCAGCGCATGCTTGGTGACCTTGCCATCGGTGTATCGCCAGATGCCGTCGCGCTCCTCAATCGTGCGCAGGAACAGTTCTTCGGAGATCTCCACAGCGCTGACAGGGATCTGCAGGTGGATGGCCGAGTCGTAGCGCCCAAGAAGTTCGCCCTGGGCATCGAAATCAATGTATTTCATCGTGTTCACCTTTCAAAAGCCCATGGCGAACCAGTTCCAGCCGCCGGGATCGACATTGGAAAAGCGCTGGAATTGGCTGAGCGAGAGTCTGTAAAAAGAAAAACGCAGATCCGCGAATGCCGGTGAGATATCGCTACCGGACAGAAAAAGCACAGAGTTCGGAAAGGCAATCGGATAGGTGATGGTTTCACTCAGTGCACCACCGGTGGCGAAGCCCCATTGCAGGATCAGGCCACTGGGCAAGCGCTGATATCCACCCGAAGTACCCAACGAAGCGGTGAACGCAGGCGAATACTTAAGTGCTCCATCACCGCCGTCCAATCCCCACCCACCGCCCAGCAACAGCCGGCGGAAGGTCATGTAACTGCCGGCGGCAAAAGACAAGGAAGCTCCCGCCGTTCCATTGGTCGTACCCAGGCTTTCACCGCTTTTAACTTTCACGGTCAAACCACCAGGTCCAGCGACGAGAGACACCAATCCACCTGGGGGAACACTCGACCATTCCGGCAGTGTTGCGGTGCTCGCTCCAGTGAAGATCGAGAGCTTGCCAACATCAGCGACCGTCAACGCCACATCCCCGACATAGTTGGTCTGCCCTGCCAGACTGCCCAGCGCTCGCTGAACGAATTCGGTCGTCGCCACCTTCTGACTGGCATCGAACTGCGGCGGCGTTTCATACAGTTTCTTGCCGCGCAACGCCTCAAGCAATTGCGTGTTGAGTCCCTCGGTGGGTTCGATACCGGCAGCCTTGATAACCGTCAAAACCTCTTCGGTCAGAGCGTTGCCCCACTCCGCAGGAATCAACGAGCCGGGGGTTCCGGTGATCGGGTTTTCATCGACAAAACGGCTGTTGACCAGGCCGACGCCGGGCATGCTTTTCGGATAATCCATCCCCTCATTCCTCCCTAGTCATAATTGATATGCACCTTGGTATGCGCCGGCGCACTGCGGTGGATCAGGCACTCCAGTGCCGAGCCCGGGTTGACGCCGAAGCGTTCGCCCCAGTAGCTCGCGCCGTAGCGCCGACCGAGCAGCAGGCGGCCGCCGGTGTTGAGCGTCCACATGAATTGCGCTTCCCAGGTGCCCCAGTGCGCCGCGCCGAAACGCGAGCGGCCCATGCGGGGGGCTTCGTGTTCGGTGATGCTGGCGTTGGGGTAGCCCTGGCTTTTGGCGATGTCGAGGTAGTAGCCGATTGCCTGACTGCCCACCGCGAGCAAGCGCCGGCGTACCGCGAGGCGGCGGTCGTCGAACAGCGGCGTGGTGCCCAGGCACGGGTCGGGCAGTTCCATCACCCGTTCCCAGTCCGGCACCAGTTCGCTGACGCCGGCCGGGTCCATCTCGTTCAGCAGGTCAGCGGCGCGGGCGTCGAGGCGCGCCAGTTCGACGGCAACGCCTTGCAGCACATCCTCGAGCTCCGGAACGCGCTCCGGATCCCACGCCGGGCCGCTCGGCAGCAACGCGCGCAGCTGCGCCTGGTATTGCGCGGCGGTTCTTATGCCCCCCATACGCAACCTCCGAAGGTGAGCAATTCGCTTTGCCCGGCAGGCACGTCAGCGGCCGGCGCGGTCAGCGTGTGGTCGTACTCACCGCCGGCGCTGCTGATGGCTTCGCGGATATGGCTGATCAGCAACGGCACGCCCAGATCGGCCTCGCGGTTGTGCAAGTCGCGCAGTTGCGCTTCGACGGCGGCGCGCACGGCGCTGGTGTCCGGGTTGACGCTCTTGAAGCGATACACCACCGGCACCTGAATCGGCCGCTGCACGTGCACTTCCGCGGTCACCGGGCGCAGCGGTTCGATGTAGTCCTGAACCTCCGCCAATTGCTCATCGTTGGGCACCGGTTGCGGGTCTTCATCACGCATGATGAACACCGTCACCGTGCCCGGCCCGAGCAGACCGCCACGGCACCACGCGCGGGTCACGCCCGGCACTTCCAGCGCCCAGGTCTCGTAGTCGCTGGCCGAGCCACCGTGGGGAATCACGCGATAGGAACGGATCACCCGCGAGCGCAGCGACTCCAGACTTTCCCGCGCTACGCCGCCGCTGAGGCCCGGCGACAGCACCACGAAACTGTTACCGACGACGCCGGCAATCGGCTGCACCGGCGTCAATGCCAGACCGGCATCGGCATTGCCGAGGCTGCCGGCATCCAGCGCAGCGATCGTGGTGCTGTTGCTGCCGTTAGTCGTTGTGCGGGCGGAGGTGACTTTGTAGGTCCGGCCATCGCTCGCTTGCAGCAGCGTGTCGACATCCAGTACCGCACCGGCAGTCGCGGTAAAGCTGACGCTGCCGGTGGCGACTTGTGCCGGTTTGCGTGGCTGGTTCAGACGCAGGGCGGCGATGCGTTCAAGGGTCGATTCGTCGGCCTTGTCCGGCAGAATCTGTTCGGCAATCCAGTCGAGATAACCGTACAGGCCATAAGCGGCGCCGCCGAGAGTACGGGCCAGCACTTGCGCATCGGACTGGCGCAGCGAATCGCCGGCCAGGTCGCTTTGGGTGCGCTTGATCAGCACCGGCAGCGAAGGGGTTTCAAACGGCATAGATCACCTGCCAACTGTTATCGGGGTTGATGTCCAGACGTTCGCCGTCGGCCAGGGTCAGGACCGTGCGCAGGTTCAGGCGCTGGGCGTCGAGGCGTTCGCTGATGATGTCGATGGCGCTGCAGTGGCCGTCGTCGATCAGCCATTGCAAGGCTTCGCGGGCATAGAATTCGGCGTCCATCTGGGTCTGTCGGGTCAGCTTGACCCGGCGCAACAGCCACAGCCGCGAGCCGATGCGGTCGTCGGCGACGGTGGGAAAGGTGTCGCCCCACCAGCCGAAGCGCTCTTCGTCGTCGAGGGCGTCGTCATCGGCGGCGCGGCGCCAGGTGAACAGGCTGATGAGCACCGCGCGGGTCAGTGCGGCGTGGAGGTTCTGGCTGATAAGCATCATTTACCTCCTGCCGGCGCACCGGTCTGGCCGCTACCGGCCTGCACGCCGACGTGCACGTGTTTGATCTGGCTGATGCCGCCGGCGAGCTGATCGCCGGTGGAGACGATCTTGCCGGTCTGGTTGATCACCGGCGTGTCGAAGTTCACCGCGCTGTTGGCGCGGATGTTCAGCGTGGCGGTTTCGATGTCGATGATCCGCCCGCGCTTGAAATGAATTTTGTCGCCCTCGTCGGTGTAGATCGCCACTTCGCCAGCGGCCAGCGACTGCAGGCGATAACGGCGGTCGGCGACCACCAGGGCGATGGCGTGGGAGCGATCGCCACCGAGAAAGGTGACGATGCCCTCGGCGCCGGCCAGCGGGTTGCTGGTGAAACCGTAGGGTTCGAAATGCTCCATGTCGTCGTTCACCTCGCCGGCGGTGAGGCGCATTTGCAGCGATTGCAGCTTGGATGCCGAATTGGCGAGCACGACAGTGCCGCGCGCCAGCAGGCGTGTCAGTAGGCTCATGAATTTGTCCTTCAAAAGATGGGCACGACGCGGTCAACTGTAGGAGTGAGCCTGCTCGCGATGGCGTCAGTGCAGTCGACCTTTCAGTGGCCGGTCTACCGCTATCGCGAGCAGGCTCACTCCTACAGGGGCGGTGTCAGGCCGAAGATTTTTTCGGGGGCATCGGATCCGGATCGAAGGTATGCGGCGGCGCCACTTGCAGAGTGGTCACCGAGCCTTGCGCCGACAGCGAATACGTCACTTTGGAGATCAGCATGTCACCGTCGAAGCCGAGCACCGGGTCCTTGACCTTGACCAGCGTGTTGTGCCGCCACAAATCGCCGTTGGACTGGCGCCAGCCCTGCACCTGATAAGTGGTGGTCAGCGCCCGGCCCATACGGGTGGCGCTCTCCCACTGGGCGCGTTGCTGGGCCAGCTCGAAGGTCAGTTGCGTGCCCTCGTTGATCACCGTGGTCCGCCGGCGTTTGAAGGACAGGTCGGCCGCGCTGGATTCAACCTCGCTGACCGCCGCCCCGCTCTTCTTGTCCGAACCTTTTTGCTGGCCGATCACCCGGTACTCGGAGAACACCTGGCTGTAGTCCATTGGCGCGTTGGCCGACAGGATGTTCTTGCCCAGTTCCAGCGCATCGCTGGCGCGTCCACCGCTGCCGGGTTTGGCCAGCACCAGCCGGCCCTGCTCGTCATCGGTGGAAAACACCCGCAACAACGAGAGCAGACGGTCGATCGACTGAAACACCGTTTCACCCGGCACGATCGTGTGCCGGGTCAGGCGCGTTGTCTCGGGGATCTCATTGACCACCGATTGCGAGTACTCCTGCACCAGCGCCAGGACGATGCTCGACAGCGGTTGGTCATGCCATTGATTCGGCCGGTTGGTGGCCGCGCAATCGACCAGATCCTGAGTCTTGGAACTGCCCTCGATGCTCAGGCTGATCTGTCGTCCGTCATAGCTGATCGGTGCCTTGAACACGTAGCCGGTGAGCACCAGATCGTTGCCGATTTTCACCTCGCACGGGTCGCCGGGCTTGATCGGTTTGTCCACCGTCTGCCCAGGCCATTGCCAGGTGATGTCGAGTTTGAAGGTGCGGAACTGGCGCTCCAGGTCAGCGGTGATTTCCACGCTTTTCCAGCCGCCGTATTCCATGTTGTCGACGGTCAGCGTGACGCGGTTATCCATCTCGCTCATGGCTTACTCCCCCGACACTTTCACATCGTTGGGTGAGAACCCCGGATGGTTCATCGCATTTCGCTGAACCACTTCGGTCACCCGTGTCGCATCGCCAAATTGCTTGTAGGCCACGACCAGCGCCGGAAAGCTTTCCTGGAACGACTTGCTGACCTGCCGCACACCGGACGACGCCACGGCTTTGAGATGCGCAATCAGCGCCTCTTTCACATCGCTGATGGCCTGGTAGTGCGCAGGATCGGCCTTGTCCAGCATCGGATTGATCGCCACTGCCACGGCGTCACGCAATGCCTGCATGTCGTCACTGACCGGGACTTCCTGACGGGTCACCGGGCTTGTCGCCTGCTGCCCGACCGTGGTTGTCGACTGCAGTTTCACCGGCGTGGTCGCCACTGGCATCGACGCCACCCACTGCGCGACTTTGACCAGTATCGTGTCCTGCACCAGATCGGCCATGGCTTGCGCCGCGGCGTTGGTGTCCTTGCCGGTGGTGATCTTCGGCGCGTCAGCCTTGCGGATGGCTTCGAGTTGTTGGGACACGTCGGCAATCACGCCACGGTAGCCCTCCTTCGCGAACTCCTTGAGCTCCTTGATATCGCCGAGCAAACCCTTGAACTCCGCCGCTACTTCCTTGGGCAATTCCTTGACGGCTTTGACCAGTTCAGTGATTTGCTTGTACTGCTCGATCAGCGGTTTGAGCTGCTCTTTGATCACCTCATAGACCCCGGTCAGGCTGTTGCGCAGATTGGCGATGCCGATCCGCGCGGCCTTGATCAACGTCATCGCCTGCTCGAAGCGCGCCACCGCAGAACCCAACAAAGTGTCAGCCTTGGCCAACAGGACTTTTTGCGTACTGACGGTGGCGGTCGGAAACGGCAACGGCCGGTCGGGATAGAACTTCAGACTGAACGTCACCAACCCACCGTCCTGGCGGGTGTGGGTCATGTCGCATTCACCGACCTTGACTTGCAGGCGTCCCAGCCACGGGTGCACCAGCTCGCCACTGCCCTGCTCCAGCGCCTTGAGCAGCTTGTCGCGCTGCTCCAGGCAATCGGCACCGATGATGAATGCCGTCAGATCGTGGGTCTTGGCTTGCTGGCCCAGATCCTCGAAATACGGCAGGTCGCGTTGCGGGTATTCGTGCAACTGACCTTTGCGACCGACCGGGGTTTTCGCCTGATCGATCCAGAACCCGACACCGCGAAACGATGCCGGCAACAAACGGTCACGCCAGTTCATTGGAACCTCCTGCCGACAGCGAGCGATAGCCGATGCGCGAAGACAGCGCCAGCCCGGGTTGATTGGTTTGCGGTTGGTCGGTACGCAGCCCTGCCGGCGCATTTTCGAAGCGCACGGTCAGGCCGCCTTCGAGTTGCGTACGGTTGTTGGCGGCGCTTTGCTGGATCAGGGCACTGGAGGATTGCGGCAGCGATCCGCCTTGCAACGCTCCGTTTCCAGCAGTTGCGGTACTCGCGCCAAAGAATGCCGGCGCCAGCTCACCCTTGCCTTCGGCATTGGTCTGGCGCTGCGCCTGGGTCAGAGTTTCGACCTTGCCGGTGACCTTGGCGATCAACCCGGCGAAACCTCCGTCGAACAGCTCCTTGATCGGCGCGATGACGGTTTGCAGCTTTTGCCACAATTCGCCGAACCACCCGACAATCGGCCCCCAGCTCTCGATGATCTGGTCCAGAGGTTTCCATTCGAACAGGGTGTGCAGAAAGTCCACGACCGGCGCAGACGCTGCCAGCACAACATCCCACAGCGCCGAAAAGACTTCGCCGATCGGCTGCCAGTACTGAGCAATCTGCTCCAGCGGCGACCACTCGAACAGGCTGGTGAAAAAGCCTTTGACCCGCTGCACTGACGTTTGCAGTGCCGTCCAGATCGGTTCGAAGTACCCGACGACACTACCCCATGCGCTGGTGATCATTTCCATCGGGAAATAATCGAACAGTGCCCGCAATGTATCCCGGGTGCTTTGCACAGCCGATTGCAGCGTCGTCAACACCGGCTGGAAGTACGCAACAACACCGCCCCACGCGCTGGTGATCATCTGCATGGGTGAGAAATCGAACAACGACACCAGAAACTCTTTAGCCGGCTGCGCGACTTTTCGCAGGCCGCTGAACATCGGTTCGAAAAACCTGACAACACCGCCCCACGCACTGTTGATCATCTGCATCGGCGAGAAATCGAACAGGTTTCTGAGGAACGTCATCACCGGCACACTCAAGGCCTTGAGCAGTTCCCATATCGCCGAAAACAGTCCGGTCAGCGGCCCCCAGTTGTCGAGGATCATGCCGTACGGTGTCCAGGAGAAAACCGTTTTGAAAAAGTCGACTACCGGGCGGGTGACCGCTTTGACCTTGTCCCAGATCCCCGAGAAGAAGCCCGTGACGGGTTGCCAAAGCGCCGCCAGCGTATCGAGCGGTTGCCAGTCGAGCACCGAGCGCAAGATCGCCATGGTACTCGCCCCGGCGCTTTTCACGCTTTCCCACATGCCGGTGAAGAACGCGCTGATTGGTGTCCAGTTGGCATAGATCAAACCGGCCGCCACCGCGATGCCCATGGCGATCAGCATGATCGGATTGGTCTTGAGCACCATGCTCATTACATCGAACACTTGCGTGGCGCCGGTGACAGCGGTTTGCATCGCCGAGAAGGCAATTGCCCCCGCAGCCAGGCCTTCCACCAGTTTCGGGTTGTCGGCAAGCAGGCTGCCGAACTGAGTCAGCATCGGCTCAAGCCCAACGACCACAGCACCGACCGCCGGCACCAATGCGGCATTCACCGCATTGGAGACCTTCTCCATCGACGCACTGAACACGTTCATGTTCTGCGCAGCGACTTTCGGTGCGGCGGGCAGGTCGACGGTTTTCGCCGTCTCGCTGACTTCAGTCAATTTGCCCTGAAATGCCGCCGCCGATTTGATCCCTTCCACGAACGGCGTGATAACGCTGCCGCCCTTGAACAGACCGCTGATGTCCAGTTTGCCGAGGCCGGTCTGTTCGAGATTTTTCTTGAAGCTCTCGACCTTTTCCCGAAGGGCGCCGAGTTTTGGCGACAGTTCATCGATGCCCGTGATCAGCACCGGCGCTTTCACTTTCTTTTCTTCGTCTGCCATCACTGCACCTGCTGCATCGCATTGATCCGTTGCGCGTGCTCCAGCGATTCGCGGAGCACATCCAGTGGCCTGGCCATCATCTGTTCGGGGTCAACCTTCCAGAACCAGGCCAGGTCATAGGCGACTGCGATCAGGTCGGTGATGGCTCCGACGCCGCACTCATGAAAAAACTCGCAACGGCCCAGCTCAGCGCGTTGAGGTCAGCCAGATCGAGCTGGTTGACCGACGACGGTGGAATACCGGCGCACACGGCGATGTATTTGGCCGCCACGTCCATGTCGAGGCTGACTTCTTCGCTCTTGTCGATCTTGTACGGCAGCGCCTTGATCGCTCGCACTTCCTGCACCGTCGGACGGCGCAGGACGAGTTCGGTCAGGGGCTCGCCGTGAGCTTCGATCGCAACCTGAAGCTTCACGGCGCCGCTCATTGCCAGGTCCCCTTGATACCTTCGAATTTCAGTTCGATGGTGGCGTCATCGCCCTTGGAAACCGGCTCTTCGACCAGGTAGGCACCGGCCAGCACGTAGACTTTGCCGTTGCTGAATTCGCAGGTGACGGTGATGTCGGTGCCTTCGATCAGCTTCTTCAGCGGGAAGTCGGCGGTGTGCAGCGCGGTCACTTTGAACGACGGCGCGACGTCGGTTTCCTTGTAGAAACCCGGTACGACGGTTTCGCGTTTGACGGCCATCAGCGGGGCTTCGCAGCCGCCGCTGATAGTCAGTTGTGCACCGTCGACTTTGACGTAGCAGGTGCCTGCAATCACTTGACCCATGGTGTTACTCCCTTCAAATAAAAAGCCCACGCGAGGTGGGCTGAATGCTTACGGTCAAACGCGGTTATCAAGCCGCGTCGTCGTACTGCAGACGGAATTGGTTGAGCAGTGCGAACACGCGCAGACCGTTGATGTAATCCGGCGGGAACAGCACGTTCACGCGGCTCGGGTCCTGCACGTCGCGCTCGACGATCAGGTGCTCGGCGAACAGCTCGGCGTTTTCCACGTGGCCCTCCAGTTCCAGCTTGGCGTACTGCGCGATCAGCTCACCGCGAATGGTCGCCGGGGTGACGATCGGCTGGCCGGCGCCGAAACGCGTGCCGTCGGAAGCCAGTTTGTGGCGACCGTATTTGCTGGTGATCACGCTTTGCAGACGACGCACGATGAACGCCGACTGGTGCATGGTTTCGCTGTCCAGGTAGGAGTTGTCGGCCTGACCGTAAGCGTTCTTCTGGTAGGTGGTGATCGAACGCTGGATGCGCACGTAACCGCCTTCGTAGTAAGCGGTGGCGATGCCGTAGTTGAGCAGCGACTGACGCTCGGTCAGGGTGAAACGCTCGCTGGCCGGCGCCGGATCAACGCCCGGCAGGCTGCCGCTCTGGGTTGGACGGCTGGCGTCGGCGGAGATGAACACCGCAGTGCGCGCCGCCAGGGCTGCTGCTTGTACCCAGAACGGTTGCGGTACGCCCGGCTCCAGCGCCTGAATGGTCATGTGCTGGTCGTTGCGCGCCTGGCCGGCTGCGACCAGCGTGCCGACGGTGCCGCGCTTGGCGCTGTAGACGTGACCGAACAGTTGCTTGGCCCAGGACCAGCGACCGGTGCTGTCATCCATGACCGCTTGCCAGGTGTTGAGGGTCGACAGATCCGACCATGGCAGTGCGATGAACTCGAACGGTTCGTCACCCAGTGCCGCGACGGCAGCGATCTGATCCGGTACGCCGGCGCCGCCGGTCATGGCGGTGATGGCGGTGGTCAGGCCGGCCGGGGTTTCTTCGCCGTTGCTCTTGCCCAGGCGATTGAACTGCAGGCTGATGTCGTTACCGCTGTCGCCGGTCCATTTGGCGTTCAGGGTGACCACACCTTCGGCTGCCGCAGCGCTGACCGGCAGATCGGCCGTGGCGTTGATTTTCTGCGCCAGTGCAGTGGCCGCTTGAGCAGCGGTGGCACCGTTGACCACGGTGGCCTGCACACGCACACCACCGACGTACAGGTTGAGCACGCCAGCCTGGGTCGCAGTGCCGGTCAGGGTCAGCACGCCTTTGGCGATGGCGCCTTCAGCGTTGTGCAGCGGCAGGCACCAGATCTCGCCGATCGGGTCAGCCTTGCGGAAGGTCTCGTACATCGAGGCGAGCATCGAGCCCTGACCACCGATGCTTTTTGCCAGCGCAACGCTGGAAACCAGCACCAGTTTGCCGACTTCGCTCGGGGCAATGTTGTCGTTGACCTGAGCCACGATCAAACGACGCAGGGTCGAGCTCGCGCTATTGGCGGCCGAGTTGTCCATTTCGGCATAGAACAGCGGTACACGAATGTCCGCGGGGATGTTGCTGAATCCGATCGCCATTATTTGGCTCCCTGTGGTTTAGCCGCTTTTGCGGTTTTGAGTGTGATATCGCCGTCGGCCAGACGCCGGCGCCACCAGGCGCTGTCCAGCACTTCACGGCCTTCCTTGGGCAGCAGATCGCCCGCTTCCGGGTCTGGCACGGCACGGCCAGCGGCCGGCAGTACGGTGATGCGATTGCTCATGGGGTTACGTCTCCAGAGAAAGTCAGTTCCACGCGCCCGTCAGGGCCCGGGTGTTTCAGGTTGGGGTCGGCCGGGTCGATTGCATCGACCCGCACGGTGACCCCGGTAAAGGACGACAAACCGTCCAGTTCACGTTCGTGCCAACTCTCCGCAGGCTGACTCGGCAGATTGCGGCCGAGCTGGAACTCGGCAAAAAAGCGCAGCCGATAGAAGGCCCGGCTGCTGTTGATCGAGACCATTTCGCCGCCGTCGTAGACGATGGCGCTGTAGTCGGTGCCCGGCTTGAACCCCACCAGTGCGCGCCACAGTTCGGCGCGCAGGTCGTGCAACAGATCCAGCGCTTTTGTAGCGTCGGTTGCGTCAAGCGCGAGGACGATTTCCAAGCGGTCGCGGATCGGTTGGGTGGTGAGGTTTTGTGCGGTGCTGTTGCTGGCCAGATCGGCCAGCGGCAGCACGTGGGCCGAGGGTGTTGGCAGATCGGCATTGCCTTGCAGCAACGCCAGATCGACACCCACCGAAATGTGATTGGCAAAGCCAGGGCATTGCCCACGCAGTTGCGTGAGGATCGGGGTGATCTTCATGGTGGTGTTCCAGAGTGTGGGGGAGTTACCGCAGGACCAATGTGGGAGCGAGCCTGCTCGCGAAGGCGGTGCCACATTCAAAATCAATGTGCCTGACACACCGCTATCGCGAGCAGGCTCACCCCTACAGGGGACTCGTGGGCTGTGAGATCAGTCCTTGGCTTCAGCCTTTGGATCGAGGCAAGCGGCGTCGATCACGCAGCGATAGCTGTTCTCGCGATTACCACTGGCGGTGACTTTTTCGATCGACCAGCGCCCGCGCATGAAGTCCGGCCAGGTCTCATCGAGCAACACCAGACCTTCGGCCGCCAGCAGTGGATTGCCGGGACAGGTGATTTTCACCTTGTATTTCTGCCGGAGCATCTTGCGCACTTCGCCCTCGCCGACGGCGATCGCATCGGCTTCGCTGGGTTGTTTCTGGCGGAGGGTCTTGAACGGCGCAAGCCCCGTTTCAACCCAGCGCAAAACACCTGCGGCGCCATCCCAGAAACAGGTCTTGCAACCCTTGGTCTGCTCGCGGGCAGACTCCTCCAGCGTGGCGCTGACGAACGCGTGATCGCCGGGACGGTTATTGCTGGTCACCGACAATGTCACGTCCGCCAGCACCTGGCCCGACAACGATTTGACCTGGCCGGGACGGGCCAGCACGTACACGTCGTTGTAGGGTTTGGTCACTGCGTTGTACTTTTTCGCCAGGCGCGTCAGAAAGCCCATGTCAGTTTCGTTGGACTGGTCGACGTGCTCGATCCTGATCATCGACACCTCGGGCGCGACGCGCGGTGAAAAGCCATGGCTCAACACCAGTTTTTCAAACAGCGCACCCAAGGTGGTCGGGCCATGACTGGCCGTGCGGCGTTGCTTGAAGCCCGTCTCATCCTCCTTGCTGAACGGCGCCGCCGTGGCCACCAGGGTCAGGCGAAACGGGAACAGCGTCGGCGTCAGGCGCGTCACTTTGAACTGGCCCTTGTCGACCATTCCCGATTCCAGATAACCGACCTCCAGGCCGATTTTCCCGCCCAGATCCGGCAGCCCTTCGAGGCCTTCAAGATCGATCGTCAAGGTCAGCTGATCGGACTCGAAACCGGCAGCATCGATGTGCTCCCAACTGATCAGGCGTTGATTGAGCAGGGCCGAATGAGCCCCGTAGAGTCTTACCGCAGGCGTGAAACCCAGTGCCATGCAACCTCCTTAATCCCAGGCCGTGACCGGTTTGATCGCCGCCGGTTTCGAATCGAGTTCCGGCAGCACCACCCACACGCCGGCGGGCAGGATCGGACCGTGTTCAGCCAATGTCGGATTGAGTTTCCACAGGGCTTCTTCAATGGCGTCATCACTGCGCCCGGTTTCGCGGTAGAGCAACAGATTCACCGAATCACCGGCCACGCTTCGTACCTTACGCATTGTTGAACTCCGTTAATCCGACCACCCACTTGATCACCATCGCGGTGCCGTCATCGATGACCTCGCTCTGGTTTTCATCGATGCTGTTGATCCGCCACAGGCCCCAGTTGCGACCGATACCATCAATCAACGGCAACGGCACCCGCAGCGCCTGAAGGGCGCGCAACTCATCGAGTCGCTCCATGGCCACGGCATACATCGAGGTGCCGCTGATGGTCAGCGTTTCCGCTTTTTGCCCGGTCTGACTGGACTTGGGTTTGCTGGTCAGGATCTGTATGTCGCTCCAGCCACCGTCGGACTTTCGCGCCAGTGTGCTGTAGGCGAAGTTGCGCGAAAGGCCGAAGATGAAACTGCCCAGCGCCATTTGTTGTTTCATCAGGCGACTCCATCGGTCAGGGCTGCGTCACGGCGGGTGGCGAGAGCGTTGGTGCCCACAGCGGGTGTGAATGCGGTATCGAAATGGTTGCGCATAACCTGCGAAACCACATCGCCGATTTTTTCGGCATTGAGCGCATCACTGCCGCTGATCTGCACTAACGGCGAGTAGGTGTAATTGGGGAGTGACGTCTGAGCGCTGGACAGATCCTTGGCCACTTGCGCGGGGGGCGCGAGTTTGTCCTCGGCAGGCGTCGCCAGTTGTTCACCGACGTAAGAACCGAGCATGCCGCCCAAAGTCCCCCCGATGAAAGTACCGATGCCAGGCGCAATCAACGATCCGATCGTGGCACCAATTGCAGTTCCGGCCAGTTCGCCGGCGGCGCCTTTGACCGCTTTGTCATCACCCTCTCGCCAGCCCTTCAGGCCAGTGTAGGCTGCACTCACGATGGCCAGCGGCGCGCCGGCCTTCACTGCCGGCATTGCACTGGCAAGTCTGGGCAGCAAACTGCCGCCGAGACGCTGTACCGCCGGCACCTGTCGGGCGGCAATCTTCTCGATTGAACGCGGCGTCCAACTGCCGATTTTATCAGCCCACATCTCGAGGCCGATTTTCGCGTTGTCAATGAAGGGCAGCACTCTTGCCGTAACGCCCCGCAAACGACCACCCCCGCCGCCTGAACGCGACAATACCCTGGCAGTTTTTTGCCGAGTCGGTGAGCGACTGGTTTTGTTCTTTTTTCGAGGGCGATCACCGCCTTCATCTCCGGCAATCACATCACCGATTTCAGGCGGCAATCGGGTGGTGGCCAGACGCAACAGCTTTGTCGTAACCGCACCGAGCACAGCCGTCGCACCGCTCTTCAGGGCAGCCGCCACAAATGGCACGGTGACAGCGCCCAGCACGACCAACCCTGCGGTGAGGGCGGGGAAGGCTTCTGCCGCTGTACTCGCTACATTGACCAGCGCCGTAAGTGCGACCGCGAGGCCATCCGTGATCGGCGCCAATGCGGAACCAACCGCAGTGGATAGCCGATTGAGACTGGCATCCAACGCATTCCAGCGCCCTTGCGATGTATCGCCAAAAGCTTCGGCCGTTTTCGTCGCGGCACCGCCCCCAGAACCCAGTTCCGAGGTTGCATATTGGTGCTTGTCGGACACTCGTGTGAAGGCTGTCTTGACGTCGTCGGGCTTCTTCAGCAACTCGAGAATGCTTGTACTGCTCTCGCCAAACAGCGTCTTCGCCGTGGCTGCACGTTCGGGTACGGATTGTTTACTGAGTGCTGCGAGCACCGAATCAATCGCACCTGGCGCATCCGTGTGCATCTTCTCACGCAACGATTCGGGGTCCAGGTGCAACCGGGTCATCGCTGAACGCTGTTCGGTTGACGCAGCGTTTCCTTTGCCGAAGGCCGACGTAAAGCTCTTCAATGCCGCACTGGCACCGTCCTTGTCCGCCCCGCTGCTCAACAGCGCAGTGGCAAACGCTGCCACCTGTTCCGGTGTCATTCCCGATGCAACGGCACTCTCGCCCGAGCGCTGAACGACCGCGCCGATATCGGCAGGCTTGGCATCCAGACCGCTGCTGCCCAGGTAACTGACCGCATCGGCCAGATCCTGTCCCTGGTATCGATCAAGCTTCAAGGAGGAACGCCAGACCGCGAGCATTTCCCCCGCGGCCTTGACGTCAATCCGGAAGGCTGTGGCATTGATCGCAGCGTCGCCGGAATACGCTCTTAGCTCTGTCGCCCGCTGATCACCCTTGGCGCCGTCGGCAATACCAGATCGCGCACCGACCTGCTGGATTTGCAACAGATCCGCACCAGTCGCGCCACTGGCTGCAACCGACCGCTGAGTCGCAAGTTCGAGGGTTTGCTCTGAATGCGCTTGAAGCTGGTCTTTGTTGAGTCCAATCAACTGATTGAGCTCAACCAGCGCCGTCTCGTTAGCCATCGCCGATTGCAGTTTTTTCGGTGGCGGACGCTGCTCGATTTCCGCCTTGAGTTTTGACTTCGTCTCACTATTGGCGGCTGGCGGCGCCGCGACGACCTTGAACAACGATTGCTGGCTCACCAACAGCTCGCGCAGCTTGATCTGCTCCTGCGTCAGCAACCGGATGTCCTGGCTTGCCAACGCCAGTGTCAGGTTTAGATCCTGCAGCGGTTTGCCGAGGTTATCGGGCAACGTAAATCCGCCGTTTGTGTTGCCACTCTCACCGGCGTATGCGAGCGCATACTTGCTCTCTGCCATGCCGCTCTACTCCTGTTTCACGCCAAGGCGAGTGATCGCTATGTCGTAGCGGCGCAACGCCTTTTCGGCGTCCCATTCCAGAATCTCCGCCTCACTTACCGGGTAAATGAGCGGAACGATATCGAGGATTACTTCGATGTCGCGTTCCGAAAGTAGGCCGCCGGCTGGTTTAAAAAATCGTCGATGCGCACCTGCAATTGGGTCCAGTCAGGGACAGTCATCTGGGCCAGATCGGGGATCATCAGACCGGTGCAATGGGCGGTGATGAACTCGGCGCGTTCCTTGGCCGTTTTCAGTTTCTTCATCACTTTGGTGGCGCGCAGTGCGGGCATTTCCAGCGACAGCGAGGTCACGGTGCGGCCGGTCACGGCGAGCGGTTGCAGCAGTTGCACCTGGTCGGGATCGTCAGACTTTTCCGCGTCTTCGACCTGCTCGAGAAAGTACGCCGCCGGACGGGTCGACATCTCGTGCACGTACTGGGCGATGCTCACATAGTCCGGGCGCTTGAGTTGGTCGAGTTCCTTGACCGACAGGCCGGTGGCGAGCAGCGCCAGTTCGAAGAACTGATCGTCTTCATCATCACCGGCGCGCTCCAGCGCTTCTTTTTGCGCGGCGTAGAACAGTGGCTTGAGCTGGATCGATTCGATCTGCGAACCGTCGTCACCGGTGATCGGCGACAGCAGGTCATGCTGGGGTGGCATCCACGACATGAATGAATTCCTTGGTGATTCTTGAGGGGTGTAGCAATTCCCTTGTAGGAGTGAGCCTGCTCGCGATAGCGGTCTTTCAGGCACATTGATGTTGAATGTGCTGGCCTCATCGCGAGCAGGCTCACTCCTACAGGGTTTTGTGGTGATGGGAGGGTTACGGCATCAGCACCGCACGACGCGCATCACCGAGGATGTCGACGCCGTTGAGCACGAACTTCTGGGTGCGTACGTCGATGTCGATCACCGGGATGCCGTTTTCCAGGCGGTTGTAGGTGCGGCAGGAAAGCTCCAGTGTGGTGATGGCTTTGCTACCCATTTTCAGCGCATCCTCAGCCAGAGATTTCAGCTTGCCGCCTACTGTGTGATAGGTGAACCAGGTGTTGCCGTCCTGATCCTGACCGGCTTCACGCACGTTCAACAGAATGTCGTCGCCCAGCTTCACACCCATCGCCAGCAACACTTCAGCACCGGTGCCTTGCAGCTTGAGCGTGGCGTTCAGTGGCTTGGCGCTCTTGGCCATTTCCTCAACGATGAAGCGCCCGCCCGTCATGCTCTCCATGTCGAAGTCGATTTTCGGCGGGGTGAACTCTTCCACGGTCGCCGACAGCGGCAGGCCTTGCAGGGTGGCCGCGATGGCCTGTCTTACGCGGTTGGTAAACATTAGAGAACGTCCTCCAGGAACTGCTCGATGATTTCATCGCGGGCGTTGAGTTGATAAACCATGTGTTCGTTCGGCGCGTAGCGGCCGTAGTCGATGACCACGTACCAGGTGCCGTTCTTGTACTTCTCGACGCTGTTGAGTTCCGGGTGCAGATAGACGCTGCCGCCAGGAATGGTTTCGTCGGCGACCAGGGTCTGCATCCAGTCGTTGATGCGCTTGACCTCCTGATCCATGAACGACTTGGTCAGGTTCTTGGCCATGGCTTTCTGGCCGGCCTTGACCAGCTTGCGGCTGATCGCGTCTTCCAGACCGACGTAGCTGATGAACTTGCCGGTGATCGAGCGGTTACCCAGCAGCGAGAAGCCGCCGAGCACGGTGCGGGCGTAGTAGCTGACGCCGTAACGGTTGAGCAGATCGCCTTCGGTGGAGGTGTCGAGGATGTTGTACTCAACGACGCGGGACACGTCTTCGGCGTAGGTCACCTGGTTGCCCGGGCTCTCCCACTGCTTGACCTTGGCCAGCGCGGCAATCGCCAGGCTGGACGGCGCGAGGAAGACGTTTTTCTTCGCCGCTTTCGAGTACACGGCGGGCATGTTGTGCACCACCAGGCAACGGTCGAAACCGAGATCGGCGCCACCCAGTTCCTGGCTGTAAGTCACTTGGTCAGCGACCGAAGCATCCTTGCCGTCCAGAACCACACGGGCCTTGATGCGCTTGCCGAACGAGGCGAACTCGCTGGCCACCGCTTTGGTGCCGGTGAAGCCCGGCGCGCCGATGATGGTCAGGTCTTCCGGGACGCTGCCCAGTGCGGCCAGACCGAGCTTGCGGCCGGTGGTTGGATCGACGCCGCCGATCACTGCGTTGACGGTGTCAGCCGGAGTCGCGCCCGCTTCGACGATGACCACATAGACCGGCACCTTGACCACTTTGAGGATCTGGTAAACCGCGTGATACAGCGTGCCCTCTTCAGCGCCGGTCGGATCGAGCAGCGCGTGAGTGGTGAAGCTGCTGATGCGAAACGGGGCGTTACGCGGAATCAGCGGATCAGCTTTCGGCGCGGTGCCGACCAGACCGATGACGTTGTCACCCAGGCCACCCATGGCCTCGGGGGATTCAGTGGCATTGACGGTAATGCCGTTGTGCTCGAAGTTCAAAACCTCAGCCATGGTTAGTCAGCCTTCTTGGCAGCGGCCTTTTTGGCCTGGGTGGTAGGTGTTTTCAGTTCAAGTCGACCGGCGCTGTGCAGCGCATTGGCTTCGACGTCGAGCAGATCAAGGTCTTGACCGACGCTCGACCAGTGCCCACCGCCGGTGGGGAATGGGACGAGCACGGTGTAGGTTTGGCGAACAGACATTTGCGAGCTTCTCCAGACGCAAAACACAAAGCCCCATGCAGGGGCTTTGTGCAGACGAAAAAAAAACCGCTTTCGCGGTATCGGGTTTACTTGATGAAAGAGGGCAACTCAGGCCAGACCAGTTCAGCTGGTTGCTCCACCGTTTCAGGAATGTCGCGAAGAGCCTTTCGGTAAGCCTTGAGCTGTGCCAGTTGCTCGGCGGTAGCCGGATAATCAGGCAATTGCGTAAAGTCAGTGGCGCGCAGCAACTGATCGCGACGACTGCGAATCGCAGCCCATTCGATCTCCAGCATGGGCACTGCCAGGGGCAGATCGGCCATGATATTTTCTGATTGCTCAGTCATGCTCTCTCCTTAATTGAACAAAACGGTATCGGCCAAGGACAACTTCGTTTTCAAGTCGCCCAGGTTGAACAAACGGCCATTACCCACGCGCATAGTATCGATACGAACCGTGGTGAAATAAATATTTGGAATCAGCACTCGCATAACAATATTGCCATTTGCATCCACATAAACAGCAGGCGTCATATTGCCAAAGGTAGAAACATTCTGAAGCGTGCGGGTAGGCTGGTAGCAATAACCAACTATTGTTTCCTCAATGATTTTTGCCGTGCCATAACTGTAGCCTTTTATATTGAACCAGAACATTTCGGAGTTGACATTGATATTCAACGGGATTTTAAAGTGCATGTAGACATTAAGACTGCTCGCCAGATCTGTCGACACAAAATCACCCTGCGCACCCACGCCATGCACGCCCCCCGTGCCGGTGACAAAACCTTGCAATATGTTCCGACGGATAGTACCCAGGGCCGTTGGATCACCTTCAACATCTTTTAAGCTTCGCCATTCATTGAACTGATTCAATGCCGTGGCCATGGTGGTATTAATGCTGCCAATTTTCCCGTTCACGACATTGGTCAAATTATTTGCAGCCGTGACCAACGATGCAACAGTGGTTTCTAGACTCACGTTTAAGTTTCCTGTTTTATTAATAAGCCGACACAGCCATTATCGAGAGGCTCGCCTTTATCAGCTGCAACCGCGATGACTTATCTTGTTTCAAGCGCCATTACCCGTAATAGCAGTTGAACATGACGGGACATATTATCGATATCGGCACATGCCAACGCCGTAAACTCTTCACTCAACAATATATTGAGATTTTCCGTCCCTACCGTCACGGTGACGCTATCCGCCGGCAGCGGAGAGACATCCAGCGTAAACTTCTGCAATACGCGCGCGGCACTTGCCTTGTAGGTCAGCAACTTGCCGGCTACGGAGTAAACCGCCAGGAGCGTGCCACTGGCGAGATAGAAGCCGAATTCCCCGATTTCATATTCATCCGGACCGCTGAACAGCGCTCCCATCCTGAGCTGTCCTGCACCCAGGTCTTCGTAATCGACAATCGCAACGCGCTGTCGCTCATCGCGAAGTGCGGTTTCGGCGCCGGTAGGATCGTAGCGAGCGGTGCCGGCACCGATATGCGTGATCTCACCTTTCAAACCCTGGTTTTTTGCCTGCAACACTTCACCCAGTCCCACAGAGGTGAAGCGAACCAGGCGCGTAACGTCATCCGTCATAACTGCGCCCTTCAATCATTAATTTTTGATGCGCTGGAATTCCAGCGTTTATTGGCCGCGCTTCGCCCTTCACTCAGGCAGCGCCGAGTGGAGAGACAGCTCGCTGTCTGAGAGCGGCAGCGATGCACCTGCGCCGAACCCCAACAGAGCAGGCAAGTTGATCTGCGGCAGAGCCCCTGCCCGTTCGCTGTCATGAATACTCAGACCGGGGTCCACAGCCAAGGCAGCCTGCAAACCGGCACGGGTGCTGTGAACGATGGTGATGGTTGCCTCATCACGCTCACTTTTCGCTGCATTGACACGCCGTATCAGGCGGTTGTGATCGCCGCTCGACCAACGCGTACCAATCAGCGCCTGCACGTCGAAAGAATAGGGCTGACCTGCCGGTCTCTGCTGATACCAGGCCGCTATATTCGGCGTGAAACCCAACGACTCAACGGCATGACTCAGCGCCTGGCGAGTACCCGCCTGGCGTTGTATTTGCCAGGCGAGCGATACCGTCAGACGTTTTTCGGTCTCGCTGGCATCGGCATCCCACTCACTGACGCCGCGATCCGCCGCCAGATACGGCAAAAAATCCACCGGCGTCTCGCTCGGGTTCATCAGTTCGGGGAACGGCGGCACGATGCGATCAAGCAGTGCGCCGAAGCCCAGATCCAGCCCGCGCTCAAGTGCCGAGCTGTTAGCTGGCAACAAACTCGGACGATGCGTTGACTCACTCATAGCGTCAGCACCTCGACCTCGACCGCCGTGCAGTACGGCGCCTGAAACGCAGTGGTCACGATCGGCGCCAGCGGTTCAAGAATCTGCAGTTGCACGGCGCCGGCGCTGTGCAACGTGTAGTCGATCCAGCTCGGATCGACCCGCCCTTCGAGGCGATGGCAACTGTCGGCGTAGGCCTGCAATTGCTGTTGCGCGGCGACTTGGGTCAGACCCGAATCGGGGCCGGAATTGATCTTCGCCACCACGCGAATTTTGTAGCGCTGAATCTCAGCAGCCTTGACCGTGACCAGGTCGGTTTCCGGTCGCACATCAGGGCGGGCGAAGTGCTGGCGCACACCATCGAGCAGGGCCTCCGACGGTGTCCCATCACCCTCCCGAGCGAGCACCGTGACCTGCACTTCGCCCGGCGCAGTACGCCGACCATTGCCGTCCTTGACCTGTGCAGCGAGGCCGTCCGGGTTGAAGGTGTAGGTGACATTCACCACACCGGCGTCGGTGGATTCGACTTTCACCGTCGGCCGTTCGCCGAGGGTGAACACCTCACGGCGATACTGCATCCGCGAGCCCGCTGCCGGGGCATGCGGAGCCAGGTAATAACGCAGCCGGGCGTCGTCGTCGCTTTCATAAATCGGTGGTACTGGCGGGAAGGCCGCCGGATCGCCCGGGTCGAGCAACTGCCGCTCCAGGCCCATGTCCGCCAGCCGTGCATCGAGATTGCTGCCGGTCGCCCACCACGCCAGCATCTGCTTGATGCGGGCGTTGTATTTGCGTTCGTGGGTTTGCAGGCGCACGCAGAAGGCTTCCAGCGCCAGGGTCAGCAGTTCGCTCTCGTTATCGAGGCTGGTCTTGAGTTTTGCCGCGCTGTCCGGTGCTCGGGCGCCGACGTATTCGACGACGAAGGTCTTGAACTCGGCGAGCAGGTCTTCGAAGGCGTCGACGGTGATCAGCGCCGGTTCGGCCAACTGATTCTGGCCGGGGATCAACATGCTCATGTCACTACCTCGAAGGTCTGTTGACGGTTTTTCCAGGTGCCGGCGAAACGCAGCAGCAAACCGGCACCCTGACGGCTGGCGACGATCACGCTCGGCTGAAAATCGCTGATCCCGTTCTGCGCGTTGTAGAACGCCTGAGCCGCGTGGCTCTGCGCCAGAAGCAGAACGTCGTCACCGAGGTTCTGTCCCAGCAGCGTGGGGATCAGCGAGCCATAAAGGGGCCTTTTTTGCCGGGTGCCCAGCGGCGTGGTCAGGGCCCGGGTCGCGCGCTGCACAAACTGCAGCCAGTCGTCGACCGTGGCCCCGGAGTCTCTATCGATTCCGATCATGGGAAGCTCTTGATTCAGGGGCTGATGACGCGGCCCTGGTGATCCACCAACGGGCCGCTGAAGTGCACGCCCGAGGCGTCGATGCTCAGGCCGACGGCACCCAGTTGCAGGTTGATCGCCTGTGGGGTCATCGCCAGTCGCGCCGGGCCGATGCTCAGTTGCAGTGATTCGCGGGAACCGGTGAAAGCGGCCGGCCCGTTCTGCCAGTGCAAGGTGTGGCTGGCGTCGTCGTAACCGCTTTCACTGCCATCGACATGCACCCGGCGCGTCAGCGTCGGCACCGTTGCCGCCGGCGGAAAGCGGTCACTGTTCAGGCCGAACAACGCCACACTCTGCGCCCCGCTTTCGCCACTGCCGTAGTTGAACAGCAGACACTGCTCGCCCACGGTGGGAATCCGCGATTCGCTTTGGGCGCCGGCACTCGGGTTGAAGAATTTGATCGAGGGCGTGAGCAACCCGCCGTGGCTGACCTGGCAGGTGTTGCTCGCAGCGTCGACTGTCTGGCAAATACCGATGCGGCAGAAGCTTTCAGCGCGGCGGTGCAGGTCGTCGATTTCCGCTTCCATTTCCGCCAGGCGCTCGATGATCGGGCCGAGTTGCATGCGCAATAGTCCATCGAACATCTCAGGCCTCCAGCGCGGTGTATTGGTCGGGGTCGTCGATGTTGCTGACTTCCCAGGTACGGGCGAATTTCGGCGTACCGAGCGGGTCGTCGAGCAGGGTCGGGCCGAGGTAGAGGGTCTGGTTGAACGACAGCGTCCAAGCTTTGTATTGCTGATCACCGCGGATGAGCAATGACGGCAAGCCATCAATGTTCATTGGCAAATCGGATTGATCGCTGGGCAAGTTCCAACGGTTGTCGGTGATCAGGTTTTTCAGCACCGCTATCAGATCGCACGCTGCAAATGCGCTGGCGGCAAGAGCCGGGATGACTTGCAGGGACACCGTCATGACATGAGCAATTCGTCCGTCAGCGGCGCGCACTCCCGGTCCATTCCGGTCGAAGTTGATCAACGCCCAGGCCTGATCGCCCGGCGCAGTGAAATCATCGTGATTGCCGACGTTGAGGTTGAGTCCGACAGTGTTGCGCAGTGTCGTCGCGATCGCTGTGAACAGCTGCGACGGCTGCTGGATCGGTGTGGGCATACATGATCTCCTTTTCAATCGTCCACGCGCAGCCCTGCCGCCAACATGGCGGCACGCAGAAGTACTAAATTCAAGGTTGGTCGCGAGGCGGGACTTCGCAGACGCCGATGCGCTTGGCGGCCCAGCGTTCGTACAAGCCGATGGCCACGTCGGCCCCGGCCATCGCTGTCAGGCATCCGAACGCGCCGGCGGCCCAGATCGAAAGACCCGCGGCGTACAGCAGCATGATTGCCGACACGCCGCAGATCATGCAGGCGCCTGAGCGCAGGGCCAGGCGCCGCAGCAATGACCAGCCGCGTGCCCCCTCCTTGTCGGCGCGCCACATTTCGCCGGACACTCCGCCCACTACAGCGAGGAGGATGACCAGCCAGATCGGCATGTCCGCCAACGCTTGTTGCTCGTTTGTCATGTCACGCCTCCTGGTGTGATGGATGAGTGGTGTGTGTTGGATTCAATCGTTTTCTCTTGAGGCAGGCATTCCAAAAAGCCCGGCAATACGCCGGGCTTTTCAGTAATGCGCTCCTTCGCCTTCCTTCAAATCCTGTGCTCAAGAAGGAAGCTGACTTTTCGGCGCTACTGGCGCGGTACGAGTCCATTCAAATTGTTTTTCCGACCGCGGTCCCTGCCCGCCGGATAACTGCTCTTGGTGCTTTACGCTGCACACCCGGGTCAGTTGCCAACCCTCTGAACCGTTGAGGCCGGTTCATCGCTGCCTGTTCTTGTGGAACTAAAGAGCTGTCTTGCCAGCCGCTTTGTCGAGCGGCTTGGTGGCAAGAATATGCATGTATGCATATCCAGTCAATGCGTAAATGCATTTATTTATGCACAAGAAATGCGCAGATGCATGAAAGCCGCGTTGCATAAGGGTTTGAGGTTTTGCGCAGACGAAAAAAAACCCGCCGATGGCGGGTTTTATCTGGCTGGATTGCGGTTAACGGGCGTACATGCCCCACCAGAAGACGTGACCGAGGATGACGATCTGCTCGTCCTGCATATCCTGGAAGCTGTAGTCCTCGTCCGGATGCTCATCGCGATTGAAGCTGCGCAGACGGATGCCGGTCGGCAGGCGGTAAAGCTGCTTCACGCGCAACTGACCGTTGTGATTGATCGCGTACAGGTCGCCATCGATGATGTCGCCGATGCCACACTTGCCCGCATTCACACCGACGGTGGCGCCGTCACGCAACACCGGCAACATGCTGTTGCCGCGCACCGTCACACATTTGGCCTGGTCGAACTGCACACCGTTATGGCGCAGGCTGCGCTTGCCGAAGCGCAGGCTAGAGCGTTCGCTCTCTTCAATGACGAATCTTCCTGATCCAGCAGCCAATTCAACCTCGCGAAGAAAGGGCACCGACACCTCGTCGTCATCGACAGGGGTATCGTCGTCCCACAGGCTTATGTCCTTGAGTTCCGCATGCACGTCATCGCGCGCGCCGCCGGTCGCGGTCGCGACATCTGCGCGGCCGCGCAATTGATCGGTGCTCACATTGAAGTATTCGGCAATCTTCGAAATGTGTTTATCCGAAGGATCGACGATCTTCCCGCTGAGAATCCGCGAGAGCGTGGATTGAGGCACGCCGGTGCGACGGTGGAGCTCCGTGGGGGAGATCCCGTGCTGGTCGAGCAGTGCTCTTAAGACGGAGGATACGTTGCGTTTTTGCATAACGCGCATAGTGCTTGAAGTTTTTTCCGAAGACAAATGCTGATTTGCATAAAACGTGCATAAATCACAAATAACCGCAGAAAAGTGTCAGCGGGCCGTCGTGCCTGCGTCCGGCAGACCACCCATGGTAACCTTGCGCCCATCGCGGAAAAGCCCGGCCGTTGCCCCCGCTTTTGCCCTACATCTTTTAACGAGTTGCCTGACAATCCGATGAATAAAGCCGTCTCCGACCTGTCCTCCCACACTCCGATGATGCAGCAATACTGGCGCCTGAAGAATCAGCACCCGGATCAGCTGATGTTCTATCGCATGGGCGACTTCTACGAGATCTTCTATGAAGATGCGAAGAAGGCTGCCAAGTTGCTCGACATCACCCTGACCGCGCGCGGGCAGTCGGCGGGACAGGCGATTCCGATGTGCGGGATTCCCTACCACGCGGCGGAAGGTTACCTGGCGAAACTGGTCAAGCTCGGCGAGTCGGTGGTGATCTGCGAGCAGGTCGGCGACCCGGCCACCAGCAAGGGTCCGGTGGAGCGCCAGGTGGTGCGAATCATCACACCGGGCACGGTCAGCGATGAAGCGCTGCTCGATGAGCGTCGTGACAACCTGATTGCGGCGGTATTGGGCGATGAGCGCCTGTTCGGTCTGGCCGTGCTGGACATCACCAGCGGCAACTTCACAGTGCTGGAGATCAAGGGCTGGGAAAACCTGCTGGCGGAACTGGAGCGGGTCAACCCGGTGGAATTGCTGATCCCGGACGATTGGCCGAAAGACCTGCCGGCGGAAAAACGCCGTGGCGTGCGTCGTCGCGCGCCGTGGGATTTCGAGCGTGATTCGGCGCTGAAAAGTCTCTGCCAGCAGTTCTCCACGCAAGACCTGAAAGGCTTCGGTTGCGAAACCCTGACCCTGGCCATCGGCGCCGCCGGTTGCCTGCTGGCCTACGCCAAGGAAACCCAGCGCACCGCCCTGCCGCATCTGCGCAGTCTGCGTCACGAACGCCTGGATGACACCGTGGTGCTCGACGGTGCCAGCCGTCGCAACCTCGAACTCGACACCAACCTGGCCGGTGGCCGCGACAACACCCTGCAATCGGTGGTTGATCGTTGCCAGACCGCCATGGGCAGTCGTTTGCTGACCCGTTGGCTAAACCGTCCGCTGCGCGATCTGACCGTGCTGCTGGCGCGCCAGACCTCGATCACTTGCCTGCTCGACGGCTACCGCTTTGAAAAGCTGCAACCGCAGCTCAAGGAAATCGGCGACATCGAACGGATTCTGGCGCGGATCGGTCTGCGCAATGCGCGGCCTCGTGACCTCGCGCGCCTGCGCGACGCGCTCAGTGCCCTGCCGCAACTGCAAGTGGCAATGACCGACCTGGAAGCGCCGCACCTGCAACGCCTGGCCACCACCGCCAGCACCTACCCGGAACTGGCGGCGCTGCTGGAAAAAGCCATCATCGACAACCCGCCGGCAGTGATCCGCGATGGCGGCGTGCTGAAGACTGGTTACGACAGCGAACTCGACGAGTTGCAATCGCTGAGCGAAAACGCCGGGCAGTTCCTGATCGACCTCGAAGCCCGGGAAAAGGCCCGCACCGGCCTGGCTAACCTGAAAGTCGGTTACAACCGCATTCACGGTTACTTCATCGAACTGCCGAGCAAGCAGGCGGAATCCGCGCCGGCCGATTACATCCGTCGCCAGACTCTCAAAGGCGCCGAGCGCTTCATCACGCCGGAACTGAAAGAATTCGAAGACAAGGCGTTGTCGGCCAAGAGCCGTGCCTTGGCCCGCGAGAAAATGCTCTACGAAGCGCTGCTGGAAGATCTGATCAGCCAGCTGCCACCGCTACAGGACACCGCTGCGGCACTGGCCGAGCTGGACGTGCTGAGCAACCTTGCCGAGCGTGCGCTGAACCTTGACCTGAACTGCCCGCGGTTCGTCAGCGAGCCGTGCATGCGCATCACCCAGGGTCGTCACCCGGTGGTCGAGCAAGTGCTGACCACCCCGTTCGTGGCCAACGACCTGAGCCTGGATGACAACACCCGGATGCTGGTGATCACCGGTCCGAACATGGGCGGTAAATCCACCTACATGCGCCAGACCGCGTTAATCGTGCTGTTGGCGCACATCGGCAGCTTTGTCCCGGCAGCCAGTTGTGAACTGTCGCTGGTGGACCGGATCTTTACCCGGATCGGCTCCAGCGATGACTTGGCCGGTGGCCGCTCGACCTTCATGGTCGAGATGAGCGAAACCGCCAACATCCTGCACAACGCCACCGAACGCAGCCTGGTGCTGATGGACGAAGTCGGTCGCGGCACCAGCACTTTCGATGGTCTGTCGCTGGCGTGGGCCGCCGCCGAGCGCTTGGCGCATTTGCGCGCCTATACTTTGTTCGCGACGCACTACTTCGAACTGACCGTGTTGCCGGAAGCCGAGCCGCTGGTGGCCAACGTGCACCTCAACGCCACCGAGCACAACGAGCGCATTGTGTTCCTGCACCACGTGTTGCCGGGGCCTGCCAGCCAGAGCTACGGCCTGGCCGTAGCGCAACTGGCCGGCGTGCCGAGCGAAGTGATCGTGCGTGCCCGTGAGCACCTGAGCCGACTGGAAGACACCGCATTGCCGCATGAAGCACCCAAGCCAGCCGTCAAAGGCAAGCCGGCCGCCCCGCAGCAAAGCGACATGTTTGCCAGCCTGCCGCACCCGGTGCTGGATGAGTTGGCGAAAGTGGATCTCGATGACCTGACTCCGCGTCGAGCGCTCGAATTGTTATATGCACTTAAGAACCGGATCTAA